TGGGCTCATATCTTTGAAAGGTTGTGTAACAAATATAATACTGTACAACACAACAAAGACAATTCCCATTAATGTAAGAGCTAAACATGATACTATAAATGCTTTAACTCTTGTGTTAATTTGTTCGTCGGTTAGTCTGTCGTTCATTTTTTATCCTTATCTAAAATACAGGTTCTAGTTATTGAGCAATTTTCGGGCTTACATTCTTCTGTTCCTCGATTTTTTGGGTCTTGGCATGGATATCTATATGTTTCTTCGCATCCATACAAAAATCCTGTAAAAACAAATATTAGTAAATATTTTTTCATTGTTGTTTCCTTTTACTGTTTAAGGAAAACTCAATGAATACGTTAGCATTCATAATTTAATACCTCCTTTTTATTTTTCTTTTTTGGGTTTAAATATGCAACTGTATTTAGTTCTTTAGTCTATAAATAGTTGATGATACGATTCATTTATATTGGCTCAAACTATGATCGTGAAAAGGAAATAGTTTTAGAACACATATTTCAAATAACTAGACAAATACTTTCTTTACCTGACAAAATAGAAATAGAATTTAAACAACTGAAACACAATGTGTATGGGGAAACTCTTTTAGACAGAAGATTTAAAAATAGGATAAGATTACATGAAAATCTAGATAAAAAAGAATCCGTTGTTCCCTTCGTACATGAGTTATTGCATTTGAACCAAATACATTTAGGTCGGTTAGTGGGAAGACGTAATGGGTGTTTTGTTTTTGATAAAAGGATTTATCATGTGTCAAAAAATCCAACAATGGAAGAATGGAAAAATATGCCCTGGGAGATAGATGTGGCCAACAAAGAAAAAAAACTTTTAGAGAGTGTGTTGGGAAAAATTTGATAAATTTATTGGAATTTTACGGTTGACAATAAATCCAGCATAGCATATAATGCATTCATGCTGAAGATTCAACGTAAGCGCAGGTCTGACAGGAATCATGTCATTTACTACGTTCAAAACGTGGTTACGCATGAATTCTACATTGGTCTTACCGCACTTTGCTATAATGGCAACGTGCGTAAAACCCTTACTCGGCGTATGCAAAAGCATCTTCAACGTGCCTTGACTGAAGATAAGAATTGGAGTCTTAGTCTTGCTTTGCGTACTAATGGACCCGAAGCTTTTGTGTTTGGTCCTCTGGAAGTGGTTCGCGGTAAGGCTGCTGCTCATGCGTTGGAAACTCAGTTGATCAAAGAACATAACCCTGCACTTAATACTTTCAAATGAATAACTTTATACAAAATGTAAGCAAGATTGATATTTCACGGGGACATCATTTTGATGCCGGTGAAAACTCTATGTTGATCCAAATCATGGATCCAGGTGAAGATTTCCCTATTCCATTGTACAACTTCAAAGAGACTCATAGGTTTGAATTTCTTGACATTGAATATGACGGCAAGACTAACATGGGTGATGGCTCAATGTCACTGATGGGTGAGTTTGCTATTACCGACGAACAGGCAAAAGAAATTGCCAGCCTGTTGAAGCATGCCAAAGAAAACAATATGAATGTGATCGCACATTGTCATGCGGGAGTATTTCGTAGTGGTGCTGTAACAGAAGTCGGCATCATGTTGGGCTTCAGCGACACTGAAACTTTTCGCTGCCCAAACAGGCTTGTAAAGAAAAAGTTGTTGAAGGCTTTGGGTATGCCGCACTCTAATAAAGAGCCATTGACAATTAATGGAAAACCCACTACAATGTCTGAAAACGAAATTTTGATTGCATCAATAAAGAATTAATCATGCCAACTTGCTATCAATTGATTGGAGTGCCCGGTTCAGGTAAGTCCACTTGGATTAAGAACCAACCTTGGGCTAAGGATGCTGTAGTTGTCAGTACCGACAACCATGTTGAAGACTATGCTGAAAAAATGGGTAAAACCTACAGTGAGGTGTTTGACAAATATATGCCAACTGCTGTACAATTGATGACAGACGATGTAATCAATGCACGTAAAAACAATTTGGACATTATCTGGGATCAAACATCAACTACCGTTGCAAGTCGTAAACGCAAGTTCAAGATGTTGCCTAACTATAAGCATATTGCTGTGGTGTTTACTACTCCAAATACTGAAGAACTTAAAAAGCGTTTGGGAAGTAGACCGGGTAAAACGATCCCTGATCATGTTATCCGTAGTATGATAAATAATTTTGAAATGCCTACTAAGTCTGAAGGTTTTAGTGATATCATCGTTGTTTAACGGAGAACGAAATGAATAAATTTCTACCTTGTGTTTTGTTTTTTGTTGCTGTTAGTGCTAATGCTCATGATCCTTATTTTTCAAGGAATGATGTTGCCACTGTTGTAAGTGCCACTCCTAGGTTTCAAACGACCTTTCAACGTCAATGTCAGCGTGAACGATTCTATTCTGACAATAGTACGTTGGGTACGGTAATCGGCGGTGTTGCTGGTGGTATCATTGGTAACCAAGTTGGTAATGGTTCTGGTAGAGATGTTGCTACAGTTTTGGGTGCTGTAGTAGGTGCTGGTGTTGGCAATCGCATTGGTCACGATCAACGAAATGAAGAATATCGTGAAGTATGCAAAGAAGTTCCCGTTACAGTTCAACGCGGTGAAACAGTGATCTTTGATTATAAAGGTCGTAGATTTACAATGGTTTTTGATTGATATTGAAGAGGTAATATGAAAGAAAAAACTGAAATGGTTCTTGTAGAAACTGTATCAATGTTTCGTATTAGGTATGTAATTGAAGTACCTGCTGGGCATAGTGATTATGCACTTGATACTGTAACCATGCAAGAAGGAAAAGAGTTTTCGCAAAAACACCTTGATGAAACGATTGTTTCTCATCGTGTCATTGATGAAAAGGAAATTTTAGAGTTGTGCGATAATGACAATTCGTATACAATTTCTTGGGATAAAGAACAAAAAGTAAAAACATTCGTAACCACTATTGAAGATCAACAGGCTTATACTCTCAAGGGTTAATAATGAACAAGTACACAATTGGGTTCAAGATTCCTCGTCAATCTAACCGTGCAAACCACGACCAAAGTTTTGATGATAATCCCGATAAGTCAAAGTATGTCAAACCCAAGAATTCATACAAGCGTAAGCCCAAGTATGTAAACAAGATTGACAATTGGCAGTAAAATGAAGAAAGAGCGTACCCCTCAGAAACCAAAAAGCATCTTTTCTAAAAAAGAAAAGTTTGTTGATGAAGATAAGTTGTTTGATAAAAAGCTTCAAAAGACTCAATTCAAACGTCGGCCAAAACATAAAAACAATTCATCTTGGGACGTGTCATACGATTAAAAATGGAATCAACGGTTCAAATACTAACATATAGTTTAATTCCTGGAACACTGAATTCAATTTTTTTCAATGTGTTTGGTTTCAATCTATATTGTCTTGCAATTTTTGCAATTACGTCCGTCATATTTTACACATATGCGATTTACTTAAAATTTGAACGTTGAGGGGGTATAGCAACATATGGTCAACTATTAAAAATAATCATGAAAAAAATGTTTAATAAAGTAAAAGGTTATGTCTATAACAAAGATTTGATGTTTTGGCATAACGTTTCAAACAGTTTGTTTTTGTTGGTAGTTTTGTTTCAACTAATTTAGGAGTAAAAATTATGCATAGCTATTGGGCTCTTGTCCGTAACAGTGGTGGTGGTTATTATCGTGTGGTAGTTCAGGCTGATAATGGGTATAACGCATATCAAATGCTGATTGCTCAATATGGTCGTGAAAACCTCATTTCCGAATCCGCTGCTTACATTCCCGAATAATTCAACTTTAGGTTGAAATTATTTTCAAACCGTGTTATAATAAGTTTTTCAACTCATCAAAGGAAATTTATCATGTCAAATACTTACAAAGTTGCAGGTATTACTGTTCATAACGGCGTCAGTAAGGTTCGCTTTACTGATGATATGATTCGTAGGATTAAGCAATTCACGAAGGGTGGAGCTACTCGTTGTGAGTTCATTGAACTTCCCAGTGAAATGACAAAGATGGAAGCTCTTGAATATCTCAAGAATCATCAACTATTCCAATCAGCCGAAGATCAGGCAACCATCAATGATGCGATCATTGATCGTCAAGAGAAGACTCCCAAGCGTGAACCGAAGCCTAAAAGTGAAGTAAAGGTCAAGAAGACTAAGCAAGATGTAAAGCCAAGTCTTGACACTATCAAGGCTAAGGCAAAGTCAAAGAAGGAATCAGTATCCGCTGAACAGATTCTTGACGAAATCAAAGAAGAAGTAAGTGATAACTAAACCAGAACGAAGGGAATTCAACCCTTCTGATCTAAAGGATGTGCAAGAGCTACGTTATTTCATGAAAAATAACAAGTGGAAAACCTCATGTCCTTTTGAAGTCAAACTTCCTTATGTTGATGCCCCTGCAATGTGTAAGGACAAATACATAAAATTTGTTTTGAAGATTAAGTAAAAAGGCCCGAAAGGGCCTTTTATGCCAATGCGACTCCGTTATTTCCTATAACGAACCATTTATTATTTACATACTGCAATGTGCATCCGTCACCTATGTCACCGAATGTCATAGTACCGGTACCTGATGTTTTCCATCCAGCGTTAGTTACAGTTATAACCATATCACC